TGAAATGGGTGCCGAGACTGGTGGGCCAACCCCTGAGTTGTCACCAGAAGGCATGCCACCAGAAGGTACACCACCAGAGGGTGCCCCACCAGAAGGCACGCCGCCAGAGGCATCAGACTCAGAATCTGAGCCTGGATCAAGTACTGATGAGATACCAGAAGCCGGCGAGGAAGACCTCAAGAAGTATAATCTTGAGATCATGAACTACGGACTTGAGCAAGACCATGAGGATCGTGACGACAGCACGATGAATTAAAATGAGTGTTTCACAAATAGCACACTTTGCTTTTCACAACAAACCGTTGCAAAAATCATCCAAGATTGCGGGGTGTTACCATTGCGCATCAATTTTTGAAGCAAATGAAGTTGTAGAATACACGGATGGAGACAAGACTGCACTTTGTCCAAAATGCAAGATTGATGCTGTCTTGTTTGATTGCAGTGGATACGCAATCACCCAAGACAGCCTTGAATCAGCTAAAAAATATTGGTTTTAATTTTATGAAACTTCAAAAGGCGTGTCAGAAGAATTTGGAGTTACTGCTTCTGGCTCAGACTTAGAAAACTTACCAGATTTGGCAGATCGCCTAATTTCACCAGCAAGTTCTGAAGCATTCAAATTGCCTAGCTCCTCACCAAGTTCAAGTTGCGCCTCACTATCTTTAAGAACAAAATTAGCTAGTTTCTGTGCGAAATCTGGATGGTTGATTATTGCTCTTCGAATAGCTGCCATCACATGACCTAAAACATCAGCCTTTCCACGATTCATACCTTCGCCGCCTAAAGTTCCAAAGACATCCGTGGCGATGCTTTCAACATATTCGCTAAATGTACGCATTTTCAATCCCCTTTATTTAAATAAACACACTTATATATGTGATATGAGTAATTTTACGCTAGTCACAATTGAGCAAAATCCTTATTTTTCAACAAAAATATTTGGGCTTTGCAATATATAACGAAATGATGGCATGCATCGTGCTAGATAAATCATAACCTACAGGCACAGGGAGTTGATAGACATGAAAAGAAAATTGATATCTTTCGAAGCATTCAAGAATCTACAAGAAAACTCTATCAGCAAGATTGAGGAAGAACTCATCCTTGCTGAGGATTTGCTCAGCAAAACGCTAGGCGTTGATGTTGAGTTACATTGTTTTGGCGAAAATGACGCCACCTACAAGACCTCGGATGACAATTACATCCATGCGATATACAAACTAGAAGATGACAAAGTTATTTTTGAAAAAATCCAAGAATTAGTCATTGACGAAGAAACATCCAAAAAGGCTGCTCGCAAGGCGATCTCTGAGATGGTTGATGCAATCATTGAGGGTAAGGATGAACATGCAGATGATAAGTTCGATGAATATTTCTCCATGCCTTCCGTAAGGCGTCAAATCAATGAAGCTATGAAATTCAAAATTTCTGTCTCCAAGCCAACTGGCAAGAGAAGCAAGCTTTTCCACAAGAAACAATCAAGAAGTCTTGTTGCAAAGCGTGTTCGCAATAGAAGGATGAGCCAGAAGAAGATTTCCATTGGCAAAAAAACTGAACTCGCAAGAAAAAGAAAGACCGCAGCCAAGAAACTCGGTTCATCTAAAAACCCACGCTGGCGCACTTATGTCCGTGCAGTAAAAAACATGAAGGAGTGGTACAATCTTGCAGAAAATGTTTTTGGCTATGTAGAATACAAGACTTATGGCCCAATGATCTCTGAATCAGTTGTACAGCCTGATGCAAATGGAAACATCGTTTCCGTTGCAATTCCAAACATGCAGAAAAGAAATGAAGGCAAGGTTCTTTCCTTCCAATGGAAAACCCTTGATACAGATCTCAAGGTTCTGCGTGGCAATGCCAAAACAATGAACGAAGATCAAACTTTTGTAAAAGCTATTGCCGAGCTAAAGAGGTACAACAATACCTCTAACAACTCAGCTCTTGAAGAAGCTCTCGAAAACATGGTAAGTAGGTTCCCGCAAGTTATCTACTTGACTCAAGGCGAGCTGACCTCCATGGTTGGAGAAGCTTTTGAAACAGCAAATCTTAGAAATTACGATGATAACACTTGTAGTTTTATTGCTGAAGCAATCTTGCGAACCGCACACAGCGCCTACACCGATAGGGTGAGGAAAATTGCTGTGGCAGCTGGAGAAAAAGGTGACATCACGGCAGAATGCAGAGACTGCAAGGACTCCTATAAAGAATTTCAGCAAGTCGTAAGGAAGTTCTACAGAAACCTTGATGAAAGTGAACAAATCAACATGCAAGTTTTCTCAGATCTTTATAAGGCTTTATTTGAAATGCACAAGGTTGCCATCGATATTGGCGACGAAGTTGTAAAGACCGAAACAGCAAGCATGATGTCAGAATGCGAAGCGGTACTCAGCAAGACTGAAGAACCAAATCTCGAAATTGCCGAATCCATTGCCGAGTACATCAGCGATTTTGCTGAAGCAAACCTCGAATACTCCGGCGAATGGAAAGACCAAGATGTACATACATCTGTTAATGGCGATCACCCCCACACAGCATGGAACGCAAAGCAAAACGATGCTGTTCCATCCAAATTTAATGGTAGGGACGAATATGGCGTGAATCGGGCGCCAGTGAGTGACGGAAAGGATTTCGGCGGTGAAGAAGAAATGGCACACAACGCACTTGGGAACGATGGAAGTGACCATACATGGCCATCACTTTCGAACCCATATGTTCCCGATCCATTTAAATTCACCATGAAGGGCGAAAAGGGCGTGGACAAGGACGAGGATGAGATTGGTACATTCCAATCCAACGACACTTGGCCAAACCTACAGAACCCACTCCATCCCAAGGCACGATTTGCCAAACCAGTTGAATAAGGAGAATCATGAGCGATAACAAGATGCTACTTGTCGATTCTTGCTGCAATGGTGGCTTTATGCTTGATTTAAATGAGGCTACAGACCGTGGCCTCACAAAATTCAAAGGAAAGTTCCAAGAAGCAGAAGCAGTTAACAAAAACAAGAGGATGTATCCATATTCAGTCCTCGATGAAAATGTAAAAAAACTTGTTTCAGTAATTGAATCTAGAGGTCTTGTGGGAGAGCTTGACCATCCTACCGATTCAATCATCCATTTTGAGAAAGCTAGCCATGTCATCACAAAACTGTGGTGGGACGGAAACAATCTCATGGGTGAAGGCGAGATTTTAAATACCCCACATGGAAGGATTCTTAAAGCTCTTATAAATGATGGGGTGAGGGTTGGTATCTCTAGCCGTGGCGTAGGCAACGGCAAGGTAAATGAGAACGGCATCTTAGTCATTGGAGAAAGCTATAAGCTCTTAACATTTGACGCAGTTGCCGATCCAAGTACACACGCCGCCTTCCAGGAGAAGGTTGTAGGCAAGCGTGAAAGTTACGCTCCTGTAAATAATTCCATAGAAACTACTGTCAAAAATGAAGGCAGAAGCATACATAGAGTTAACAAAGAAGCGTTAATTGCTTGCTTAGGTGGGATTATCGAGGATCAAACAAAAAGCATTAAAAGCAAAATTGTTTGATTATTTCTTAAAACGAAACACTAGCAAAGTGAGGTTAGGCTAATGAGTAAAATAATGGAAGCAATCAAGAAGCTCCTGCCAGAATCCGATGTAAAAGAAGTATCCTCGGCCATCAATGAGATGCTCGAGAGTGCCAAGATCGATTTTGAAAAGGAATACAATGAAAAGCTTGAAGAAGCTTATACCGAGCTTTCGGGCGAAATGAAGAAAGCAGAACGAGTAGCTGAAAAAGGCTATGAAGAAGCATATTCAATCATCGCAGACTTACGCAATCGTCTTGACATTCAAGGTGATGAGTACAAGTCGGCAATTGAAGAAGGATATGAAGAAGCTTACCAGATGCTGAAGTCCGAAAGGGCAAAAAACAGCTCCGTGGAAGTTGAACTCTATGAAGAGTACGACAAGAAGCTTAACGAGATGAAGGAATACATTGTTGACAAGGTTGACCAATTCCTCCAAGTTAAAGGTCAAGAAATCTACGAACAAGCTCGTAAAGACATTGTCAGCGACCCACGCCTTGCAGAACACAAGGTCGTCTTGGACAAGATCGTTGACCTCGCTAGCCAATATATGTCTGATGACGAAATCAATGCTGTGTCTTCATCCAAAATGGAAGAAGCAACTAAGCAAATTGATGATATCAAGGGTCAACTACGAATCATGGAAGCCAGAAACATCAGGCTTTCTACTGAAAATACAAAACTAAACGAAGGTTTCCGCCAAGCTAAAGATTTGATCACAGAGCAAAAAAGGGCGGTTGATTCCAGAAAGAGATCTGAAGTGATCACAGAACAGAATGAAAGAGCTGCAAAAGGAATGAATGTAACGGGGCGAGGACACAAGGTTGTGGACAATGGGGTTGTCATTTCGGAAAATGGCGGCGCCACCAACAATCCAGAATTGGACCAAATCTTGGTTCTTTCGGGTATCAAGAAGGTTCAATAAAGATTTTTCTAACTGAAAGGTAAACAGAAATATGAACGCTAACGCACGCTTTCTTAATGAAGCAAAAGAGTTAGAAGGACGCTGGGCAAGAACTGGTCTCCTCGAAGGTATCGAAGACCGTTATACTCGTGCTGCCACCGCAGTTCTTCTCGAAAACCAAAGGCTCATCAATGAAGTGTCTACCGACACTGCTGATATCTCGCAATTCAAGCGAATCAGTATCCCATTGGTACGCCGTATTTATCCACAATTGATTGCAAACAAGATCGTATCAGTCCAGCCTTTGCTTGGACCAACCGGCCTTGTTTACTATCTCCGCTTCCGCTATAGCTCCAACAAGGGCGCAACCCGTGGTGCTGATAATAACAGTGGATTCCCAGGGGATGATGCAAACAGCTTAATGCAGAGGGCTGATGGTACAGCAAACCTTGACATCTTCTATTCTCACCAGTTCGTACAGAACGAGAGTCACACAGATGCAGGCGGCGATGTTACCTCAACCTTTACTCTTGAACGCACCCCAATCTTGGCCGGAACCGTAACTGGAACCATCTATGATGATTCTGTTGGTGCTATTCAAACATTCAACATTTCTGCGTCAGGTGTGTTCAACCTAGTTGATATCGGTAGCCCAAGCCCAAAAGCAACTGCTGGAACTATTGGCCTAACCAATGGTGTTATCACCTTGACTTGGAACAGCGATCCAGGTGCAAACCATATCGTTGCAAGCTACGAGTCCAACCTCGAATGCAACCAAGACCTTCCCGAAATCAACCTTGTTGTTGAATCAGAAGACATTACTGCCAAAACCCGCAAGTTGAAGGCTGTATGGTCTTACGAAGCTCAACAAGATCTCCGATCCCAGCACAATCTTGATGCTGAAGCTGAGTTGACTGCTGTGTTGGCACAAGAAATCAACCTTGAAATCGACCGTGAAGTTCTTCAAGACCTTCGTGCAAACGCTGGTACTGTAACTGCTTGGGATTTCAACACCAGCCTCGGTGATACGATTAAAGAAAAATATGAATCCTTGTATGTGAAGATCGTTGAAATTTCCTCCGTTATTCATCGTAAGACTCTTCGTGGTGGTGCTAACTTCATCGTTACATCTCCTGAAGTTGCTTCGATCTTCGAAACCGCAACCGCTGGTTTCGCTCCAGCTCCTAGCGAAACATTCACTAGCTCCCTTGGCATCCAGTATGTCGGAACTGTGAACAATCGTTGGAGATTATATAAAGATCCATTGTTCCAAAGCAATCAGATCCTTATGGGCTATAAAGGCGATTCATATCTTGACTCAGGATATTTCTACTGCCCTTATGTTCCTCTTACTCAGACTCCTGTCGTTCTTGATCCAGAATCCTTCTGCCCACGCAAAGGTATTTTGACCAGGTACGGTAAGAAACTTCTCCGTGAAGGTGCGAAGTTCTATGCAAGGATGTCGATTGCTAACTTTATTATTTAAAGTAATTACATAAGTCTTTATTTTATAAAGACTTATGTAGAAAAAATAAACCCACTTAGTGTTAAGCTAAGTGGGTTTTTTATTTATTGATTCTTACTATTTAAACAATGGCTAAAATCAAAATGAAACAAATAACACCCATGAAAATAAATAGAAATTTCGATAAAGATTTTGACATCAATCTACCAAGTGAAGAATTTGTCTTTCAAATGTTTGAAAAAATTTTCTCAAGGTCTCCAACAACTAAGGAGATTGCTTTTCATAAGGAAAGAAAAAGCAACACAAGCCTTCTCCATGAGTTTTTGCAATGTGTTGAAACTTTGCATATATTGAAGGGTAAACTAAAATCTAAAAGTCCTAAAAAAAATAGCATCGCCCTTCAAGTCAATGGTCACTTTCGCAGCTTTGAAGTTAGACGCAATATGTGGAAAGACTTTGTTGAAAAAAACCCCAATGTTGACATCTTCATACACACATGGTCAACGACTGGAAGTCGTTCCAAAGAAAGGTGGATTGATGAATCTGAAAGTGCAATAGTTGATTCCAAAGACATAGCAGAAACACTCATGCCAAAGTCTATGCTTGTCGATAACAACGACAGCTTGCTCGACCATTTTTCTGTAAGCAAGATGTTTCCTGGTGTTTCACCTTATATGAACAGAGGCGTATCGCCATTTCTTGCCAAAGATGACTTCACAAAGTTCATCATGTCACAGTTGTATTCAGCCAAGGCTGTAAACCAGTTACGAAATCAATACCAAAATTTAACTAAGAAAAAATATGACATTGTCTTTAGATTGCGTGCTGATGCGTTCCCATTAATGAACATGTCTATTCTTGATGAAGTAGATATTTCAAATAATATGATATTTGCCAATATGCGTGGTCAAAGATTTCCAAACAATCCACTGAGCGGATGCAGCGCTTGCAACTATGAGTATCCCAAGAGAAGTCATGGATCTCATTCAAACTACATGTCAGACATTTTCTATTATTGCAAGCCAAAAACCATGGACTTGGCTTCTGGAATATACGATAAAGTTGGAGATATATTAGGTGAATTCCAAGAGCACAATAGCAAAATGGACATGGATGGTCATCGCATACACCAAGCAAATCACAACATCAAAATTGTGATAAATGATAGCGCATCAGAGTTAACCTATAGGTGTTTTTACCCAGAAGTTCTGCTTTCACATACATTTAAAAATCATTGGTCTTTTACTGACTTGTCAAGATGCAAAATTATCTTAAACACGGCCGCAAAGGTTAAGTAGTCTTACAAACTGAAATTTCCACCATGCCATGGGCAAAAGGGTGTACGATATAAGAAAACTTTTTATCCTTGGCTATTTGAGAAAGGGCTTTTGAAACCCCATAAGAACCACCATAATTCTCTTTATGAAAATAATCATCCATCAAGATGTGTCTGCTTGAAAGCCTCAAGGCATGAGTCAAGTCATAAAAAACATGTTCATAATCATGACTTCCATCAATATAAACAAGTTCGAACTTTTCAGACATACCTTCTAAAATGTTGAATTTTTCACTTTTGTGCCGAGGACTGTCACAGTTTTTACCAGAACGACCAACTATTCTTGTAATCCTTTTTTCAACACCAGCTATCTTTACACGACGATCAAAGTCTGGTAAGTCTTGGCGTGGATCTATGGTGACTATAGTTGCATCGCAATTGAGAAGAAAAGAACAAGCTGAAAGTCCCCATCCGCTGCCTATTTCAAGTATTGTTTTAGGTTTGTTTTTAGCTGCAAATTCAGCTAAAAAGTTAAATTGTCCAAGTTCATCTTGATGAAATTCTTTTGTTATTGTTTCCATGATTTAATTTAGTTATGGTCAAAAATATCCATAAACATAAATGAAATAATTTGAGAAAAACCATATTCTAGCTTACAATTTAATGACCAGCAAACAGCAGATATCTGATGCGGCAAATTGACTTGAATTCAACCTTTAGGAGAAAAAATGAAAATAGAATATTTAAAAATCACCACTGGGGAAGACATCATCACGCAAGCAGAGTATGATGGAAACCTTGTACACCTTAAGAACCCTATGATATTTGGGCTTTCTAGGGAGGGTGTTGGAATGATGCCATATGCACCATTCGCAAGAGATGCCAAGATAACAATAAAAAAAGAGCATATTGTTGGATTTGGTGAGCCCGAGGACGAAATCAAAAATGCCTATAATAGTAAGTTTGGTAGTGGTATCGTTGTAGCCTCATCCGGTAATATACAAATACCAAACTAAAAAATTAATCAAACGCATATAAATAGAATATATGCAAATGAAAAAATTCAAAGAATGGCTTTCAGAGCAATCTACTGTTGGCACAGAGTTTGTGGACGAAAGGCAGATAGATGCGGTCTACGACAAGGCGAAGCTATCAGTTCGCCTTGTCCGTCTTTATGATAAGGCAACAAATCAAACCCTTCTTAAAAATATAAGCACCATTGCAAACTTATCCTCAGGAGCGTATGGACTCTATAGCTCATCTGAGAATAAAAAAGTAATAGGCGCACAAGTAGTAAACAATCTAAAAATGAAGTTTGGAAATGACATTATGTCAACAAACAAACTTAATACGGTACCAAATGCCATCATAAAAAAATATGTTCCAGGTATTGATGAACGAATGATTCAGCCATCTGATGTAATCAGAGTAAATATACAAAAACACTTAGCAACCCATGGCGACAGCATCGAGGCAATACTCGAGATAGCATCAACCATTGTTCATGAATGTACTCACGAGCTTGAACTTCAAAATACCGGAACAACTAATGAAGCTGGTCCAATAGCAGCCGAGAGGCGTTTCATGGCATGGTTTAAATCAAATTGGAATCTTGTGCGACAGCAAATACCAGAGTTGGCATCCTACAGAAATTCCTTAGGATCGGGATCTAAGTGGTTACAAAGATAAAATTAAAAGTGCGTAGAACCATTGTAGTTTTTAATGGCTAAAATCTTGTTGGTCTTTTTTCATAATCTTAATGTAAAATACATACACAAATGCACTCGTGAAAATGAATTCAAGAGTACCATTGAAAATTTTTCCAAGCTCAATCTTAAGACCAGGAGTAGGGTCAAAAACAAGAAGGCGCCAATCTCCTTGTGTGCTGTTAACCAAATAACTTATGATGGGCATGATGATGCCTCCCGACATAGATGAAACAAGATTGTGCGTAGCTTGCGCCATCACCATAGACAAAGCTAAAGCGAAGAAGTTTTTGGAAAAAGCAAATCGCTTATATTCCTCAAGCTCAAGCCTTATTCTTTCAGTGTCAACAAAGTTTTGTTGCCTATCTTGGTTCATGAAAAGTTATAATCCATAACACTACCATCCAACCATGGCAAGTTAAGATCTGGCGCATTCTTTTTATTGGGCCAATCAAATTCTGGAATTGGATATTTCTGTGTGTCAACAGCTGGTTCACCGCACCATTTTTTGTTTACCATTACAATTTCAAGACTTACGGGAACAAGGTCAATACACCAACCATAGTTGTTGCCATGAACATGAGCCACACGATGTGTTTCCATCAACTTCTCAATTTTCGAAATGGGTATATTTTTGTGATTGTAGTGCAAGTGTAGCTCAAGTACAAATGTGTGTACTTTTTCAGAAAAATGCGCCAAATCAATCGTTTCAAAAAGATCCCATTCGGCTCCCTCTATATCTACTTTCAACATAACAGCTGATGCTTTTTGAACTTCTGGTAACGATGAAAAATCTGAATATGTCTTAAACTCCTTGACGGATCCCCAAGAAGGCATGGTGTGTTGAACACTATCAAATCCAATCACAGGAATGCCACGATTGACAATATCTTCCTCAAAAGTTATGTTTGATCCAAGACCAAAAGTAACGCATAAGTCACATTGTTCAACAGAAATCTTAGGCAGCACATAACCGCCATCTTCGTTGTTGCCAACTCTGATTTTATCGAAAAATCTTGGTATTAAGTGCTTAGATACCCAATTGAATATTCTCATTCATTAAACTAGTTTTTCTTATGGCTTTTTTTTAAACAATTTATCACATATATAGTTACGGGGGTAAATATGAGAATAATCATAGCAACATTTGTAATACTTTGCATGCTTTCTAGTATTGGCTGCGGAAGATTGAATAGACGCCATAATGATGGCGAATATAGCGGCTTTCCTAACACGCTTCATGATAAGTTTAAATACAACAATACAAGCTTGTGCAAAACAACAGATGATATCCTTTATTCAAAACCATGCACTATGACAATTGTGGTTTCAGAAGATTTTAACAAGGGATATTATGATGGAATTAAAGACAAAAAAATAAAAT